TACCGTAATCATCTCACCTGTTGCAGATGGAATAACGAAAGGTGGCATAGTGTATACGCCGTTAGTATCCTTGTTCAGCTTCATTTTCAGAGCGTCATAAGGATTGATCCAAGCGGTATCAACATTGTACTTTGTAGTTTTCATGATCTGAGCTGCCATAGATACAAGCAAGTCATACAGGTTTGCTTTCTCTACTGCAAAACCTCCAGCTGCAATATAAACGGCTGCATCAAATGCAGTTGAGCGGGTGTAAATACCTCCGATTTGTGGGGCTGAACCCGATCCAGTGTATGCATAATTATCAAGTGCAACGGCAATATCATCAGTTAACAATCTCTTAATCTCGTTCTCTAAGATAGAAATATGCTTTAACGCTTCCTTATGCACTGGAACCATCGCGCTGATATTGTCAACTGTCTCACTGTAACCAGTCCAGGCATATACCTGTTCTGCTGCTGCTGATCCGTCAGACCTTGCAGCGGCGTTGTTGGTTCTGGTTGTTTGGTCAGTCCAGTAAATTACCCCGTGATCATCAGCCGTTAATGTGAATGGTGACAATGATGGTGCAATCCTGTTGTTCTGTGTTTGAATCTCAGCCCAACCAGGTAAAAACATTCCAATAGGGTCGGATGTAATTGTAGCCAGTCCAATCTCGGCCTTATTTGCATTCATATCCACTTTGAACTTATGGATACCTCCAGTTTCCCTAACGGTTTTAGAGATAGTTTCAAACTCCTTTGCAATGATTTGTTTCAGAGTGGCGCGGGCTTGACCTTTTCCTGTTCCAATCTCAGCCGATAGCTTTTTAATCGCTAGTCCCTGAGCATCGAATACCTTCATTTGAGATCTAAAATCGGCTTGCATCTCATCTCTGAGTTTTTCAATAGATGTTTTTAACGCTTCTGAATGCTCTTTTTTCAGTTGTGTTTTCATCTCATCAACCTGGGCACCCTTGAATACATTTAATTCATTGAAGTATTCAATCTGTTCATTTATTTCCAGCTTTGCGACATCCTCGGCCTTCATTTCTTTAAAGGTCTTATCGGCCACGGCTCCCCAAATAGGCACAATTGCAATAGTCCCAGCGATGCCAATAGCAACCTCCGGGGCATAAATCATAAGTGTAATAGCGATCAGGCCAAGTAATGACAAGGCAAACGCTAACACTCGATTTTGTAATTTAACTTTATTTTTTCTCATTGTATTAACTTATTAGTGATAACAATAGATTTGTTTTTGGAGTGGCTTTCACCGGCTCTTGTATTGATTTTGGAGTGGATTTATCCGGCTCCGTTACGTTTATTGTTGGTGTTACTTGATTTGATCCGATTGGAACTGCTGACCCTTCAATTACTTTTGCCTCAGTGACGGCCCAGAAATACCCGTTTGAATCTGCATCGGCTTTATTTGCAATCTGATCGTAATACTTTTGCCATATTTTGTATTCATCTTCGTACTTATCATCATTCACAGCAAGGAATAATTTAACATACATCATTCCTACTGAGTGATTATTCACATGCTCATCTGCATATTGCTTGAACATGAATGTATTTCTATCTCGCTTCACAGTTGAATTGAATAATAGTACTTGAGTATCACCTTTCAGATTAAATCCAAGTTCCTTGAATGTCATTGTCTCGGCTGTTGCTTTCAAATCTTTGCCGTCTGCTATGATCTTATCGAATGACATAGCATGTTCCTGAATGTGCATTATGTTTTTATTCTCTTTCAGTGATTTACTCCATAATCCGGGAATATGTACATCCATATGAGAATCTAATACATTCGTTGTGTTGATTGCTGCCTTTACTTGTAATGTATCAGCGTCACCATTAACGGCCTTAACAGTTACATTGTCAGGTATGTCAAGTGTAAACGAAACGCCATCAGCCTTCTTTAACTGGCCCATTTTCTGAGCTTTCAGTGTATCTTTATTTTTAATAATCTCTGCTATGGTCATTTCTTTATGATTTTATTATCATTAATCAATTTATCCCTGATAGCCTTTAGCTTTTCAATATCTTTTTCACTTAGTTTATCGGTCATATCCCATACTTATTAAGTTCAGCCTGGTATTGTATTACCGTGATAGCACCGTCCGCCAGTGCCTTGCTTAGTGCTTCAACTAACTGTTTCAATGATATTGCCCTCTGCTTAATATCTTCTGCAAATACAGGTAAATGAGAATAATCAGATTTGATCATCCACGGTTTCGATCCAGTCTTTACAAATCCATTCAAAGCATCAGCCTTTTCATTTGCCGCCGGAATTATACCCTCTTCATACATTTGCTTTCTGGCCTCTTTCAAGTTTGTAAACGTTGTCCCTTTTTGGTTTGCTAATATCTCGAATGGCACCCCGTAAGCGTCACAGATACGGCCAACATCCTCCCGGACTTCATCGAACAAACCCATGTTTTGAGCGTTCACATTCATATCTGAGTATGATACTGCAAGGTTTGTGAGTATTGGAAGGGCTCCGTGGTCTCTCAGGGCTTGTTGTGCCGCGTCTTTTTCCGTTGGATTCATTGGAACAGCGTAGCCTGTTGCATCCTTGTTAGCGTTTGACATAACGCCGATCGGCATACCTAAGATAATATTCCTTTTCTTGTATGCTGCTCTGATATTTTGTAGTGGTGCCTGTAAGGATTGAATTTTACTCGTTCCCTTAATAAAACTACCTGAGTCGTATTGGCTTGTAGTATCAGGAGTTAGATCAACCCGGTTATCATTCAGATGGATAATGTTCTCACGTTCTAATAATAGTGGTTTAGTCTTACCTGGGACTTTGTAGTAATATTCGATTTTGTCAGGATCAGACTCAAGGAAATATTGAGAATCTGAATTATATTTGATCATAACCCGCGAAGGATCGAGCGTAAACAGGCCGTAATATGCCTTACTTCGCCCGGTTGGAGTCAGGAAATATAGGTATTCGTTGCCCCAAATATCGTGGAATAGGCTGGACTGTCTCCAGAACTCTCCCCCACTTTGGAACCAATTAGGGCTATTAACCCTTTCTATAATTGAATCGGTGGATGTAGTTGGTTCTCCTGATTTCTTATTAACTGCGCTTAGCTTCCATGATGCCATTGCATTGGCACGAATGTTAATAATCGCGTTAAGTTCTGGAATTTCTTGGAAGTCTTTTAGGTAGGAATTGCCGCTAAAGATGTTATTTGATTGACCGACAGGCAAGAAATAAGACCCGCCCATTTTGATAGGAGTGATTTCACGGCCAAATAAACTCTTAAACACACCCTTATTGAAGAAACTCTCTGAAGCGATTCCCATAATTATAGTCCTATGGGAAACAAAATTACTAAATTATTTTAATAAGTAGCGATTCTTTGTAAAATATTTTAATATGTATTAGGGTTTAATTATCATAATAAAACATGATCCCGTACCTAATCGCGGCTAGACCATCCGGCTCGTGGCCATCAGGTTCCGGTATAATCTTACCGTTTGCATCAACCTTCCTATGCCACGATTCAATACCTTTTTTGATATTGATTGATCGCTTTGTAATAAACAAATTGTAACTATTCACCTTGACAATTCCATCAATAACCGGGATATTCTTTTTCACTGCAATAACATTGTAGCCGTGTTTTCTCATATCCAGTATTGATAGCTTGCCTGACGTGTCACCTACGATCAATTGTCCCTTGTTGTAGCCAACTTCATCCATCTTGTCAACTACACTCATCCTTTCAGCCCCGGTTATCTTCTCGGCCAATAGGTTGTTCTCACAAAATATTTCATCGGCATACAGGTTAGCCCCTTCAATGTATAAATCTACCAAGATAGTAGGATCAGGACTGGAACCGAAATCCATTCCGGCATTAATCTTTCTGGCAGTGTCCGGGATTTTGTCACAGAATTGGTACGAGTAAATTTGCCGGTCTGAGTAAGTCCCGATTTCACCATAGGCATAAATTCTTACCCAGTTCTTTAATTGATCACTTGCACCTGGTAACTTGCTGGACTTAATCCGCTTCTTTATTTCGTTAAGTTCACCAAGTGGTATCTGTGAATTATCTTTGTATGTCACAATAAGGAAATCAACATCTTCCTTGTTTTCCTTCATAAAGTCGTGAATATAGAACTCAATATCAGGATTGTAGTCATAAATAATGTACTTATCCGTTCTGGTTATTAGATGTTCTAATGAAGTGTACCCGCATCTGTTCGCCTCGTTTACAAAGAGGATGTCGCGTCTTGCCCCCTTGCCTTTATGGTGGTCGATTGAATCAAGATTTCTAAACTGAATCACTGATCCGTTGTGATAGTTGAAATTCTTTTCTGATTTGTTGAAGTATGTCTCAAAATCTACTCCAGTACTTTCACAGATGTTTTTGAAGTCCTGAATGGTGCCATCTTTCAGTAGTGGATATGTAGATGTAACAACTGTAATTACATACCCTGCGTGCTCATGTGCTTCCCTTAACAAGTGGATCATAATTGAGTATGTCTTACTCGATGACATACCCCCCTGGATGATCCTATGCCGTTTTGTTAGGGCTAGTATCTTCCAATAGGTCCTTGTTAACTTCACTGACATCCTGATAATTTATTGGTTGATGTTGTTTTGCTTCGTTTATGTTGTGATTGATCCGAGGTTTGAAATAATTCAATACATCTTTGAATAGCTTTGCAAAATCTTCATCTGATGATTCTTCTAATACCCGATTGAATCGCTCCGCATGTATTGTTACGATTGATTCAGATAGCCTTTCCCATTGGTCCGTTTTTTTATTCTTTGTCCCAATTGGCCTACCGTCTGAATTATTAGTTCTCCCTTTTGGCAATCCCATTTTGTTTTAATTTGATGTTTACAAAAGCAAAGTTACTAATTATTTTCAAACCTCACTAGGAAACAGCCACAGCCCGCATTTTTCGCATTGGGTTTATTTTCGGCCTTTCCTCTTTTTCTCATTAAGCACGAATTTGATTATTTCGATCACCTCTTCATCGCTCCAAGCTAATGGGATCAGGCCACACCAATTATTCTTTTTGTACTTCTTAAGTAATTTATTTGCTTTCATATTTCTCAATATTAAATTTAAACAGACACGGATACATTCACATCCATTCCCGTAATTATCTTTTTGCCGGTTAGGCTTTCGCTAAAATTACAATACGCATCAATCTGTATATCACATTGTCCAACTTTATCCCAAAAATTATTAATTGACGCCTTTATCTTAGCCTGTAAAATGTCGGCTTCTTTTCTTAATTGTTCTGCATTTTTCATATTTTTAATGTTTTAGTTTAATATCCATTATCACACGCCTTGCAACAAAATACACTACCGAATGTTTCAGGAGTTTCGAAAAACCTGTGACAGTGTGGACATACCTTTTGAAGATCAATTTTATTCAATAGCATATAAATATCTGACATTATCTGGCTCCATTCCTCCTCATCCTGTACCAATGGCGGGCCGTTCTGAATATCTGCAAGGTCTCTTAATAACCTTAGTGATTCGTTGAATTGTTCGTCTTTCATTATTTATGATCCTTATAATTATTCATAGCCCGATATTTAGGCAACCTGTATTTTATAAATCCATGTGTAATTAAACATCCATCTAATTACCGGCCTGATCCCGAATCTCATTATCATAGGCTGCCTGATACGCTTCTTTTTTACTATCTTCAAATTCAGTGGTGTTGTTATCCATTTCTCAAAGTGCTTTGGCTTAATCTCGTTGTAGTGATATGGTGACCAGAACACGCGCGGCTTGGCTGGCATTGTTAGGTAAATTATGCCATTGGGGCTTAATAGCTGTTTCAAACTCATCATAAATAACAATGGGTTTTGCAAATGCTCCAATATTTCAAAACAAAATATCCCGTCAAAATTATTTTTCGAATACAGAAAAAAGTTGAAATCTTTTGCAGTTAAGTTATGCAGGTCAATTCCGGTTTTTTTTACGATGTATCCAGATTTATTATTTGGTTCTCCAATATCAGCAAAGATAAATTCTGGATCAAGATAGCCCATAAAATACAACATCTCATCAATATGATTTGGGTAATAAATATCAGTTGAAGGTGTTTTTCCTGGATATAGTTTATTCATGGGCGGCACAGTTTTTACAATCTGATTGTTTAGCTTTCATTTTTAAAGCGTCACGCCTATATTTTC